CATACTCCTATTACTGACGTTGAGCAGCTTAAATTTGATATTATGAAGCAGCTTGATCAATTGGATCGTGGTGACAAAGTGTGTATTATCATTGATTCAATTGGTAATCTTGCTTCAAAGAAAGAAGTTGAGGATGCACTTAATGAAAAGTCAGTTGCTGACATGTCTCGTGCAAAGCAAATCAAATCATTATTCCGTATGGTTACACCTCACCTTACACTCAAAGATATTCCAATGGTGGTAGTAAATCATACTTACAAAGAAATTGGTTTGTTCCCACGTGATATTGTTGGTGGTGGTACCGGTTCTTATTACTCAGCTGATAACATTTATATCATTGGCCGGCAACAAGAAAAAACTGGCACCGAAGTCACTGGTTACAATTTTATTATTAACGTAGAGAAATCACGTCATGTAAAAGAGAAATCAAAAATCCCAGTGTCAGTATCTTGGGAAGGTGGTATCAGTAAATGGTCTGGCTTACTCGATGTTGCATTGGCCGGTGGGTTTGTTGTCAAACCTTCCAACGGCTGGTATGCTAAAGTAGATATTGAAACCGGTGAAGTTGAAGATAAAAAGTATCGAGCAAAAGAAGTTGATACTAAAGATTTTTGGATGGATATCATAACATCTAAAAAATTCTATGATTATGTAAAGAACAAATATTCTGTAGCTCATAACTCGATTATTACAAATGAGGAAGTTGTAGATTTTATGGAAGCAGTAGATGAGTGATATTAGTATTGAAAAGCTAATTCTTGGTAATCTCATTGACAATGATAATTATGTAAGAAGTGCACTTCCTTTCATTAAACAAGATTATTTTGTAGAGTACGAATATCGAGTTATATTTGATCTCATTGAAAATTACTTTACCAAATATAATTCAACACCAACTCAGTCTGCACTTAAAATTGAGCTAGATAGTGTTGACGTTAATGATGATACGTATAAAGCATGTATCGATGTCATCAACGAACTCAAAGGTGGTGATGTCGAAAATGATTGGTTAATCGAGCAAACAGAAAAGTATTGCCAAGATAAAGCAATTTATAATGCTATTATGGAATCTATTCAAATCATTGATAATAAGTCGTCAATGGATAAAGGATCTATTCCCGAAATTTTGTCAAATGCTTTAGCCGTATCGTTTGACACTAACATTGGTCATGATTTCTTGGAAGATTACGAATCACGTTATGATTTCTATCACCAGGTAGTTGAACGTATTCCTTTTGACATTGACTATCTTAATAAAATTACTCGTGGTGGTATCCCAAGAAAAACATTAAACATTATCCTTGCCGGTACTGGTGTAGGTAAAACACTTATGATGTGTCACTTTGCTGCATCTAATCTTATGCAGGGTAAGAATGTATTATACATTACTCTTGAAATGGCAGAGGAACGTATTGCTGAACGTATTGACGCTAATCTTATGGGTGTACCACTCAACGATTTGGAAACATATCCTCGCGAAACTTATGACACAAAAATTGAAAGACTACGTGGAAAAACAAAAGGTAAGCTTATTGTAAAAGAATATCCAACTGCTTCAGTTGGTTCGGGTCACTTCCGTCATCTTCTCAATGAGTTAAAGATGAAAAAGAAATTTGTACCTGATGCAATCTATATTGATTATCTCAACCTTTGTACAAGTAGTCGACTCAAGATGGGATCTAATGTGAATAGTTATACCTATATTAAATCTATTGCAGAAGAACTCAGAGGCCTAGCAGTTGAATTCAATCTACCAATCTTCAGCGCAACACAGACGAACAGAACTGGCTATACTAATTCTGATGTTGGACTCGAAGATACCTCGGAATCTTTTGGTCTACCAGCCACTGCTGACTTTATGATTGCAGCAATTTCGAGTGAGGAACTTGAAAGTCTTGGACAATTAATGATTAAGCAATTAAAGAATCGTTATAATGATCCAGGCCTGCATCGACGATTTGTGGTTGGTGTTGATAGAAGTAAAATGAAATTGTTTGATGTAGAACAAGCTGCCCAAGATAATATTGGTCGTGATATTGCTGACACCCCAGTAATGGATAACACTGACTTTGGTATGGGTTTACGTAGAGAAAGATTTGATAAACAAAAATTTGAGGCTTTAAAATGATGGTGGCTAAAAAGAATATAAATAATCGACGTAAAGTAGCTCTTGAAAATCTCAAGAAAGCTATGTTTGTTGAAAAGAATGGTCGCTCTGAACAAGAGTGGAAAAAGAAAGTCGAATACGATATTTCTGTATTGGAAAAAAGAATTCAATGACGAGAATAAAGTTCAAACACTGGAAAACAGGAAAAGAACTTGTTGAAGTAGGTGAATTACCTGCACAACTTAATTCACCGTCATCCGATCGTTATGTATTACAAACACCACATGGTGATTTCGTTGACATCATAAAAAATACAGTTATTGCTATGGAAAATGTGACAAATGATAAATTACAAATATAATGAAGATGAGTTGATCGCTGAGTTAAAAGGTTATATTGACGCAACCTATGCTCAACATTACTCCCAAGGTAAAATCCAAACGACAGAGGTCGTCATTGATCAGGGGCATGGCACTGGTTTTTGCATGGGTAATATTTTAAAGTACGCACAGCGTTACGGCAAAAAAGGAGAAACGGCTGAACAATGGCGAAAAGACTTGCTTAAAGTTTTACATTATGGAGTAATTCAGCTGTATATACATGACAGAGAGAATGCGGAAAGGAGTATTCAGAGTGAAGATTGAAGGTGAAGAAGTACCAAATGTAGTCTTTCAGACACGTATACGTGATAATTCTATTGATGGTGATAACCCATATCGCTGGCAAGAAATGACAACCGATGACTATTTTAAAGGTCAACGTGTTGTAGTGTTTAGTTTGCCTGGTGCATTTACACCTACATGTTCAACTTACCAATTGCCAGGATTTGAGTCAATGGCAAATGAGTTTGCTGAGTTTGGTATAAATAATATCTATTGCATGTCAGTTAACGATTCTTTTGTTATGAATGCATGGGCAAAAGATCAAGGCTTGCAAAATGTAAAAGTCATTCCTGACGGATCAGGTCTATTTACAAATGGAATGGGAATGTTAGTCACCAAGGACAATCTTGGGTTTGGCCAACGATCTTGGAGATACGCTATGATTGTTGAAGATGGCGTGATTGAAAAGATGTTTATTGAGCCAGGAAAAGATAATAACATTTCAGAAGATCCCTATGGAGAAACATCACCGACTAATATTTTAGCTTGGCTAAAGGAGAATGAAGGGTGAGTAAAAAGAATGCGGTGAGATACATTAAAATGTTTCTTGCAATGCCGCTAGTGCTTGTGTGGGATGTCTTTTATTGGAGTCTATCACAAGTGTATAAAGGTGCCAGTTACATTGACGAAACTGGTGGTGAATTTATCGATAAGTTTATTAATGACTAGGAGCATATTATGTCAGAACAACAAACTGTAACACTTCCTATCGAAGTGATGAACAAAGTACTTAACGTACTTGGCCAAATGCCTTACGCTCAAGTAGCAGAGGTGATGGGTGCTGTTCAACAGAATGCTCAGGTAAGCGGTGGTGGTGATCTCACCCCTGCAGAGCCTGCAGCTGACACCGAAGAAGCCGCTTAAGCGGTATTCTATTCCGGCCCTTCGGGGCCGGTTCTTATAACAAAAAAATCTAATACAAGTGGTAATATTACCACTTTTTTTTGCACAAAAAACTGTTAGAAATCAATAACTTATGATGACATATTTTTCCCTTATAAATCAATAACTTAGAATTGTACAAATGGTCCATACTGGTGTAGAATGGTACCATAAATTAGAGATTAAGGAAAAAACATGAATATTGACCCCAAGCGAGTGTACGACAAAATTGCCTCTTGGACTGCAGCTGAGGAAGAAGGTGTACGTGAAAACTTTTTCGAGTATCGAGCAGCACTCGGTCCTGAAGCAACTAAGACTTTCCACGAGTTTCAGTGGGGTATCGCTTGTCAAAATGTTCTTTTTGAAATGATTAACAACGGTGAGGTGTCTCTTTAATGGCTAAGCAACTTTACATTTCTGAGTTTTTCGGTGACGTTTACAGTGGTGGTAACACCATCCCTTGGGACGCTGCTGCTAAGTACTTTCGTAACGCACACTTCGGTAAGTTCTACGCTGACGGCGAAGGTTTGCTCGAAAACCTGATTGGTTTCGAAAAGTTTTACGACAAGCAAATTCGTGCGATTGCTAACGGTGAGCGTGTTTGGACTGACAGTCAATACGAGTGTGAAGACGACTTCTACTCAGATTGGTGTTGGGAAATCTGTGCCTTCAACGTTCTTTGCGAAGGCTTCGGCAAGTTGTTTGCACCTGCTACAGAGGCAGCGTAATGAAAGATACACTGACTGGAATTTTTGTAATGGCACTAATGGGTGCCGCTCTTGGAATCATGATGGGGTTAGCAATATGACATTTACAAGTCTTCAAGGTTACATTCGAGCCACCTACCAAGAATTGGTAGAAGAATTTGGAATTCCTACTTACTCAGAACCAAGCGGTGATGAGAAAGTAAACACTGAGTGGGATCTCTTTATTGACGACACTCGTGTCACTATTTACGATTGGAAAGATTATGATCTTGGCAAGCGTAGTCGCTCTGGTAAGCCTTATCGTTGGCACATTGGTGGCAATGGTCGCGATGCTGTCCAAGTCGTGGCCACTCGTTTAAATAGAATGGCTTATTTTTCATAATAAATAATTTGGAGGAAATAGCTATGATGAAATTATTTTTAGTTTTACCATTTCTTGCACTTACTATTGGTTGTGCATCGCCATACCAGAATGCTTCTTATACTGATAAGTCCACACCAGAACAGCGTGACATTGAAGCATCTGGTGCTGCAGCAGTCGAAGCAGCTCGTTCAAATCGTAGTACAAATGGTAACATTCAAACCAATGTACAGCCTGCCGTTAAGCTTTCAGCTAATGATCAATATGACATAGACAATGGGCGCTATGTCGTTTATCATAATGGTAAACGTGATCATCGAGCTGAGCTACGACTATTGCAACAAAAGTCGCAATACCAACGTAAAGGATATGGCAGTTATGCTAATGATAGGTTCAAGCGTCAGTTTGACTATAAAATGAAGCGTAAAATTGACGAAGAAGTTCAACGAGTAATTGACAAAATCTTCTAATTGTGGTAGTATAATCTAATGGATCCAGTAAGTATTGTAGGTCTAATCATTCTGCTCGGTTATGCGTTTACGTTTGTGTTCGCTGCCGGCGTAATCATTTGGGCCCTCGGCGCCTTTTGGTCCGTTATTTGGACTATTTTGAAATATGGCTTTGGTTTTTTGTTTGGAGTAACGTTTATATTATGGCTGATATGGATAAGTATTTAGAAAAGAAGAAGTGGCACAGTCTAACTCAGCTCAAAGATTTTATTAATGAAAAAATCAAGGATGAGCACGTAGTAGAGTTTACTGGACTTATTCTGACAACTAACCGAGCCCATTATTTACTTGATCAAAATGGATTAAAGGTGGTTCTTAAATGATGGAAGAAGAAATTGTAAGTCCACTCGAGCATGAGCCAAGTCTAATCAAACCAGACAATACTTGGTATCCTCAAAATCTCGATTGGTACGTTAAATGGGGAGCTACGGTTCTCATTTTGTTTTCAATGATCTTTCGTTCGGCTGGTGTTGAATGGCGAATGTGGGATCTTGGACTTGGCACCGCTGGTGTCATACTTTGGTTATGGGTATCAGTTATGTGGAACGATCGAGCTTTGATTATTCTTAACGCTGTATCTGTTTTGTTATTAGCATCAACATTCTTAAATGAGTTATGAATCGATTTATAATTGAAAACACACCACAAGCGTGTGCACAAGCTCACTGTGACAAGCATGTTCCAAAGATGTATGTTGAGGAAGCTCAAATGCTTTCTACCGCTCACCGCATGCTTGATGGTGAATTAGAAATGAGACCATCCAAGTCTGGTAAACGTATGGTAAAGTATTGGAAGTTACCTGACGAACGTGAGGATGTTCTATACAAAGCTGTACACATGGGTCATCCCTGCACAAAGTGGTGTATGGAAACTGCAGGTAATTACAAATGGTCTTACCAAATGTATCTCTATCTTGGTATCGAGTTTGGTTATCGTTATGGCAAAGCGCATAAGACTGATGAGCTTGACGGTTGGCTATGTTTCCCTCCAAATAATATTAACCCATCTGAAGAAATTACACCAATGCCTCTTGCAATGGGATCGAATCCTGAATGTATTGACCATAGTGATGTCATTGGTTCCTATCGTAAGTTCTATCAAACCAAGCAAGAGAGATTTAAAATGGTATGGACCAAACGAGAAGTACCAGGTTGGTTTTTATATAAATAAAAGAACTATAATTATAAATCTTTTTAGGAGAGAAATGCAATGGATCGTACTAATAGCAGTAAATTAAAATCTTTAAATGAAGCTATTAAAGATGTGATGTCCGGTCTTAACGAAGATGTAGAAATGCATAAGCGTTTTGCTGCTGCTCACACACATCATGCCAATACTCATGAACACGAAGTAACTAACGGTGGTCATGATGATCATGATTCTGCAGGCGAAGCTCACCATGATGCAGCTACTGCACATCATGCTGCAGCAGCCGCACATAAAAAGCATGGTGCTGGTTCACCGCAATATAAATCAGCAGCACAAAAGGCGCATAGCGCAACCCAGAATGCTAAAGAAGAATCGAGCTATGTAAAATTTAAAAAGGTTGCTAAACCAACAGCTAAGTTTGGTTAAACTTAAAATCACTTAAACGCAAAGGAGCTTCGGCTCCTTTTTTAGTGTACATTACTTTATAAATATAGTATAATAATAATTATAAGGTAAACACTATGGCCTTTTTAGCTAAAGCTAGTGCTACTTTTGATAAGCCGTATTTTAGACAACTTGCTGATAAGATTCAAGCCGGTGAACAAATAAAAACAAAAACCGGAATGATGAAAATGGATAAGAAAGATGCTGGTGTTGCATCTTATCTTAAAGCTGTTAAAGCAGGAACAGATTCTACTGTGCTTAAAGTAATTTATCCAGCTAGTAAATGGGCTGATGTTTTTGCTGGAAAAAAATGGACAGAGATTGATAAAGGTCAGTTTACTGGGAAAAGTGGTGGTGCTGGTGCAGGAACAATTCAAACACGTATTGCTGAAGCAACACAGTGTGTATGGAATGTGTGTGTGCTCAAAAATCCACGAAAAGCTCAGACAGAGTTTACTAAAAAGGATTTAAAGGCAGCATACGACAGTCCTAATTGTAAAGTACATGGTACCACATTTGAAGAAATATATAATATAGAAGAAAAGTGGCATAAGAGTGGCTATCTATCTGCTAAAAAACTAGTTGCTGATGGTTGGATTAATTTGAAACAAGAATTTCATCATGGAACACCAAATGGCATGGATAAAATTTATAAAATGAAGAAAGATGCGTTAAGCAATAGTGATTTACCTAACATCACCAATGATAAGTGGAATCCTGGTGATTTTTGGGCAATTGAAAAAGGATTTAGGTTAGACTCATTAGATATATCTTCGATCAAAGCTTATAACATGGAACTCGCTAAACAATTTAAAGCAAAAAAAATTGTTGGTATTTCTCTTAAGCAAGTTAAAAAAACTGCGCGTATTTCTACGTTAAATAACACTAAAGATAGACCATCTGACTTTAAATATACAAGTGGAATGCTAGAAAGTAATCGTGGTGATTTCTTTAGTAACAAAAGTGGAACGATTCTTTTTAAAAAAGGTCAGACAGAAGGAAAGATGGAAATACGTACTAATAATTCTTTATCTAATCATAAAGTAGAAATTATGTTGGCAACTGCCCGCGGCGGTGGTTGTGGTTGGGGCGAAATCAGTGAGTTTGTCAAAGAAGCAACTGATTATAGTTTACCAAATAACCCACAAACTTTAGATAGAGCGCAGGGTATCGTTAATGGACAAAAACAAGCAATAGATCATTTTTGGAAGTTAGCAAAAGATTGTGGTTATGATAAAAAATATAAAAAAAATGAATTCATGCAGAAAGTCGCTGAGTTAGGCAAAGTATACGTTCATTCAAAGTTAGGTGCATTAGAGCTAATTGCCATTTTAGAAAGATCTACAGTAAAACAAGCAAATCAAATTATAACTAAAATACATAATTATGCTGGATCTCAATTAGAATTGTCTAGTGTTTACATAAAGGTTTATGAATGAAAAAGTTTAATCGGTACATTATCGAATCTAAAAATACTCACATGGAACATGTTGAGGATCTAATATTTAATGAGGGTGTAGATGGAACTCGCAAAGCTATTAATTTTTTACGTGATCTCCGCGATATGTTGGCAGGTCATTCAAAGAGTAGAATATCTCGTACCGTCAAATGGGACGGTGCGCCTGCTGTCTTCGCGGGCGTCGATCCAACTGACGGGAAATTCTTTGTTGCTAAGAAGGGAGTATTCAATAAGAATCCGAAAGTCTATAAGAGTGCCGCTGACGTACGAGCTGATACTTCAGGCGATCTTCGGGCCAAGCTTATTAGCGCATTGGCCGAGTTCAGCAAACTCGGAATCAAAAGCGGAGTCTACCAAGGCGATTTAATGTTCACCAAAGGTGACGTCTCAAAGGAGAAAATCGATGGTGAGTCTTATTATACTTTCCAGCCTAACACTATTGTTTATGCTGTTCCGGTCAACTCAGCACTCGGACGACAGATATCCCGAGCAGCGATCGGAGTTGTATGGCATACGACTTACACTGGTGATTCTTTTGAGTCTATGTCTGCTAGTTTTGGTAAGTCTATAGCAAGCAAATTCAATTCTGTCGCATCAATTTGGTCGATTGACGCTAACTATCGTGATGAGACCGGCAACGCTACTTTTACTCAGCCAGAAACAAAAAAAGTAACTGCACTCTTGTCTCAGGCAGGACGAATCTTTTCCACAACATCACCAGGACTATTGAATGCGTTTAAAGAAAACCCAAAACTCCTCGAAAGAGTCAAAGTCTTTAACAATAGCTACGTTCGGATGGGTAAGTCTGTTAATCCTCGTAGCCACACTACGGCTTTTATTTCTTACCTTCACGACTTCTACACTAAGGAAGAAAATAAGGTTAAGACTCCAGCTGCTAAAGAACGAAAAAGGTTGGAAAAGAAAGAAGTCATGGCAGTATTTTCAAAATATCCCAGAGCACAATGGACAAAAGTCTGGACTTTAATGACGACTCTTGCCGCAGCAAAGGAACTTATCATCGACAAGATGAACGAAGCTGGTGCAATGAATACATTCCTTCGTACTCGCGACGGATTTAAGGTCACTGCTCCAGAAGGATTCGTTGCGATCGATCATCTCAGCAACGACGCTGTGAAGATCGTTAATCGTATGGAGTTTAGTCGAGCTAACTTCTCACCAGACGTCATTAAAGGTTGGGAAAAATAATACATTTTGGTAGTATCACATTCAAACAACTTTATATTTTTACGAATTCCAAAGAATGCTAGCTCCACTTTAGGAAAGTATTTTGTCGATAAGTGTGACAAAGACACTGACAAATGGACTATCCTTCACTTTTCTGGTATCAGAGAAAACAAGATACCAAAAGATCTCATCAGAAAGTACGCTTTTCAGTATAGACACGTACATCTTACATTACAAGAAATTCTTGATGAGAAAGTTATAACACAAAGTGAAGCTGAAAGCATGAAAAAGATTGCTGTTATACGTAATCCTTTACATCGTCAGCTCAGTCTTTACTTCTTTCTTGTAAAAAATAGAGGAAAAACGGCAGCAAGCCCAGAACAATTTAGAGAATGGTTTAAAAATGGATGTCATTATTCAGACGTCAATAATAAACCAACACAATCTGATTATGTTAAACTTGATAATGTCATTGCTCCTAACGTAGAGTTTTGGAAATACGAAGATATTCAAAAAAATGTTTCTGTAAAATTAGAATATATAAATTCAGGATTCAAACCAAATAAAGATATAGACAAGCTCGTTGCAGAATATTATGACAACAAAACAAAGCAAGCTGTCTTAGAGTATTATCACGAAGACATGGAAATTTATAAGGAACTTTAATGAAACACCTTCTACTCGTACCATTACTCTTCCTCGCTGGATGTAACCTTTTGCCCAGCGACTTTGATAATGTTGAGTTCGATCGACTCGCAAGTCTCAATGTCATGTCAATCAATCCAATCACAGACGACTGGTGTCGAGAGTCTGAGTTGAAGCGTATGAATTACGTCAGTTATATCCTTAAGATCTACAGCAAGTATCGTCTTAACGCTAACATTGCTGAGATCTATAGCGAAATCCATAGTCTTACATCAGAGCTTGTTGAGAGAGAAGATCCAAGCAACGCTTATTGCAAGCTCAAAAGAAACAATATCCACAAAGCGACGACAAAGGCGCTTGAAGTATTCGGAGGAAGGAAATGACACTCGAAGAATGGCAGAAAGATGCAAGAGAAGAGATCATTGAGATCAGAAAACTACTTGACGATGGAATGATTAGTCTCGACGAATACGAAGAACTCATTAATGACATCCTCGATCTCGAAAAGCTTGACTCATTAGCAGACTTTGAAGGTAAAAAGATCCTTGCTTCGAAGATAATTGAAGGACTTAGCGCTTTCGCTCGAATTGTCTAATGCCAAATATCACATGTCTCTGAAGTTAAAGTACAATATATCATGCTACGACGAGCTCGGTCTTAACTTTTGGGGCATACCAAAGAACGGAAACACTGCAGTCAAGCTCGCACTACTACAAAAGATCGGAAAAATTGAAAAGAAACAAGTTCATCCAAACGACATCGGCGTAGAATATCATAAAGAACACCTCATTCCTTATATTGATCCAAACACAGCGATAAAGAACGGCAATCTCAACTTCACTGTGATCAGACATCCATACGAAAGAGTCCTCTCGCTGTATAAAGACTTCGGACTCAGAAGAAAACAATCAAGTATCCAACAACACAAAGAGCTAGACGACTTTATCTCTTATATCGAATCAACAAACGACTCACAAGACATCCATCTTCGCTCACAATCTTACTTTATCTGTAACGACAAAGGAGAAATCCAACCTTCTGTTGTCTGCAATCTCATTAATATACATCAATTTCTATACACTCGCTCTATAGATCTACAGATAATAAATAAAACAACACCAATCGACATAACCTTAAATCAAAAACAGAAACAAGCTATCCAAAATCGGTATAAAAAAGACTTTGAATGGCTTGGTTTTAACCGCTAAAAAAACCGCATTAAAACCGGTTCCGTAAACGACAGATCGACAACAGATTATGATAAACTATACAGTCTTCGGGATGCAGCGATCAGGCACTACTTTCATGGAAACACTTCTGAAAGACTGCTTTAACGCCTCTATTAAGAACACCTTCTCTTCTGGATTCATCTGGAAACATGCTTTCAATATCGATAAGGCTGTAGTCAACACACCTGGCGAGAAGTTCTATACGCTAGAGAAATACCACATGATCGGCGATCAGATTCGTGCTATTCATATACATAAGAACCCTTATACTTGGATTGAATCTATCTTAAGACATAGTCGTACACGGAACATGGTGTCTACTACTTATCCAGACGTACTACGACAAAGAAGTTCTGATCAACCTATGGTGAACGGACTCAATCTCTGCTACCTTGCTGAACTATGGACGAAACATTCTGCTTATTGGTTAAATGTAGCAGAGCAAAAGCGAGTCTTTAGAATACAATATGAGGAATTGATTAAAGGAAAGTCTGGTGTTCGGAATACTATTCATTCTATAGCGAAGTTTTGGGACTTGGGCATGCCTGGCGAGATTAATATCCCTACGGTAGTCCACAGTAGTGACGAGTTTACGAATGAGAAACGACAATATTACCTTAATCAGAAACCAACACAACTCACAGAGAAACAAATAGCAAGGATTAATGAGTGGTTGCATCCTACTGTAATGGAACAACTCGAGTATAGTTACTATGGACAGACTACAGATAGGAAAGTTAATCTTCTTCAACAAGAAGTCAAGCACATCCTGCCGAAAGGACAACTACATCCACCACCGTTAGCACAAAAGCACAGCGAACCAGCACCAAAAGTCTATAAGAATACTGACGAACCACCAAAAGAGTCAATCCTTAAGGTTGGTAGTAAGGTAAAGAAAGCAGAGAAAGTCTTATTGATAGCGAGCGGGATGTCAGCAATACAATATAAAGACTACGACTATAAGGGTAACGGCTGGACAATAGTCGCTATTAACAACGGATGGCAAGCAGTCCCCGGCGATTGGGACTATTGGATACGACCAAGTGACTTCAAAGGACTCAAGCCAACAGAAAAAGACACTTCACATGGTGGTAAGATAGTAGAGAAGTATGGACCTCAGTTAAATAACTATGGTGGACAGAAAGCATGTGGCTATAGTATTACTCTTAATGCTGCTTATTGGACTCTCGCAGAACTACGGCCAACTATCTTAGGCTTCCTTGGTGCTGACATGAACTATACACCAGATAGTAAAGGCGATACTCACATCTATGGAGTCGGATGGGATATTAAGAATAAAGGTGTAGCAGATCCAGATCGTATGGCAGAGATGTATAAGGGACAACGGAAAGGTGCAGAGAACGAGACAGCAGCAGAGTATCTTGACTATATCTACAAGAGATTAGCTACAACAGCAGAGATCCAGTCATGTCAAGTCTATAATCTTAGCTACGGTTGCGACACTCGACTACCATATCAACGACAACGTGCTAAAAGACTCAACGTTATAAATAAACAGTAGTAAGTTACCAGGCTGCGCTACAAAAGGGTGGGGGGTGGTTTCAGAAAAGGCCACCCCTTACTATTCAGCCGGTTTAGTACCCGGCCTGCAAAATTGACTTTCTAAGGTTCACATAGAAGCAATTCTGTGGTACAATAGAAGATAACGGATAAGGCTAAGGCAATCTCCATGCAAAAGAAAATAGTTCTATCGTTTGGTAGAATGAATCCTCCTACCGTCGGGCATCAGAAATTAGTTGACAAGATCAACGATGTTGCACGCGCGCGTAAAGCAATTCCCGCCTTATATCTTTCTCATTCCCAAGATAAGAAAAAGAATCCGTTATCCTATACAGATAAGATCCGTTATACTCAGAAAGCTTTTGGTAAGATAGTCAAAAGAACTCGCTCACGTACTATTATAGAAGTATTGAAAGAATTAGATGGTGGGGGGTGGTCTGAGGTAACCATAGTGGTAGGCAGTGACCGTATAAAAGAATTCACTGCGTTGGTTAACCGATATAACGGAAAAGAGTACTCATTCGATAAGATTGATGTCATTTCTGCTGGTGAGAGAGATCCAGACTCAGATGGAGTGGAGGGGATGAGTGCGAGTAAATTACGAGAATTAGCGGTAGCTGGTAAGATGAAAGAGTTTCGAAAAGGTAT